TGGTGGTAGCCAGTATCCTTTTCCTAGCTATTACGGCTGCGTGATGATTTACGGCGCGGGTGGTGGCGGGGGCGGTCGAGGCAATACTGCAAGTCCTGCAAACTCAGGCAATCCAGCTAATCCTGTGATACCCGGAACTTACCCGTGCGTGTCAGTAACGCCCGGAGGTTCTTACCCAATTACTGTTGGCAATCCTGGGGGACAAGTTACCATTTCTTGGAATCCGCAATGAACAAGAAGCAACTGCAAAAGCACATGGAGGAGATAGACCGCTCCATGACGGCTGAGAACCGTATGGGTGATCTTCGCCGCGCGCGTTCGGTTACTGTTGGCACTGCGTTTGGTGGCACCACGGAGTTGATGCTCCGTGGCAATGACGGCAACGTCATCTGGGCCATCATGCAGCCGGTGGAAGTAGTTGAGTTGATCCATCAACTTGCTGCCAATGTAGGCTGCCACATACACCTTCAGCCGCGCAATGATTTTGCCAGTTGGAGGCATTGGAAAAATACGGACGAAGAACTCAAGCACTACCGTTACGGAGGAGCGGCGCTTCTTAGTCCTGGAGCCGGGCACCCTCCTCACGTAAACGACATGGCCCCGCATCAGCATATTGGGCAAAATCTTCCTGCCCCCGAGCAGCAGCCCGGACTTCAACCCGCCTTGATGGCAAGGAGTAATGAAAATGAGCAAACTCTGGCAACTCAAAAAACTGTCGGACGGAAGCGCACTAAACGAGCCGCAGCCTCTGCCTGAAAACTGGGGGCCGATCTTCGGTCTTCACGGATTCATCGATCAGATCGGTGATCTGAGTTGGCTCGGCGAAGCGTATAACGACATGGGTTGGGTTGAGGTAGGCGACGCGCCTCCTGGCCCAGCCGTTTCTTCTACTGCCAGCCTTGCCTGGGACCGCGCCAAGAAACTGTTGGCCGAGTCCGACTGGGCGATGCTGCCTGATATCCCGATGACTTCAGAGAAGAAGGCGGCATGGATTGAGTACCGTCGAGTGCTGCGCGATATTCGCATGCAGTCGGGCTTTCCAGAAGACATCAAGTGGCCCAGTCGTCCTGAGTGAACAAGTACACGATCCGGTTCAACAAGTCACGCGGACAACCGGGTCGTGGCTCCATGCTCCATGTCTGGCGCGTGTTTGAGGGCGAGCGGGAAATCTTGGCTAAGAACGTCCGTATTACTGTGCCATCCTGGACGGAACTGGACGCTAATGGGCAGGACTACAACATCGCGTGCCGGGGGCGCATGATGTTTTTTGAAGATACAGACACGGTAGTGATCATGGAGTAAGCATGGAAGAAACTAAACCTGCTGAGACAGCTAAGGAAGTTGCCGGTAAGTCTATCGGCAGGTTTGGCCTCTTCTACATCACCCTGATCGTTCTGATCGGGGTGGGTTCCTCCTACTTCCTGTCCGACTCGGCCATCACAGCCGTGATGACGATGATTGGTGGTGCCCTGGTCGCGCTCATCAACATGATGAACGGTATCGCCGGTACTGCTGAGAAGCAGGAAAAGCCAGAGTTCAAGGTCATCCAGACCCTGATCGACAAGTTGGACCGCCTGGACAAGCCCGAGCAGCCCATGCGCGTGACAGTGCAAGGAGACAAAGTCACGGTCACCAAGGGCGACGACACCGTAACGGCCACGAGGGAATAGTCATGGCATGGTCAGACGTACTCAAGGCAGTCATACCCATCGTGGTGGCTGCACTCGCATGGCTACTGGGGCAGGTTGCATCCTTCTCTGAGCGTCTGACCAAGATAGAGGGTGCAATGCCCGCTCTTATCACCAAAGAAGGCGTGCCCACTGACAGCCCCATAAGCGCAGAGCGCAGACAGATTCAAAAAGAACAGTTGATGGCGCACATCAACGAACTGCAAGTCAAGGTCAGGCTGCTTGAGGAACGCGAAAAGATGTTGAAGGGGCCTAAGTAATGTTTGAAATCCTCAGTGGGGGCCTGCTTGGCTCCATCTTCGGTGGTCTGTTCCGGCTTGCCCCGGAAGTCCTGAAGTTCATGGACAAGGGCAACGAGCGCAAGCATGAATTGGCGATGTTTACTCTCCAGACCGATCTGGAGAAGATGCGCGGCCAGTTCAAGATGGAAGAGAAGTACGTTGACTACAGCGTCAACCAACTCGATGCCATCAAGGAAGCCTTCAAGGAGCAGGCCACGACTGCCAAAGAAGCCGGATGGTTTGTGGCGGCGATCTCTGCCCTTGTCCGCCCCGGCATCACTTGGGCGCTGTTCTTCATGTATGCCACGGTCAAGGCTGCGGCCATCTACATGGCGTTTCAGACTGGCGGGCACTGGTCTGAGGTGATGACCCGGGTCTGGGATGCCGACGACTTCGCCATGCTCAACATGTGCCTGACGTTCTGGTTCGTTGGAAGAAGCATTGAGAAGTACCAGAAGTGACCACGGAAGCCATCAAGCTGGCGGGCGACATCTTGGTCAAGCCCTTTGAGGGCTACGCCAAACGCTTGTCAAACGGTGACTGCACTGCGTATCCCGACCCGGGTACAAACGGCGATCCTTGGACTATTGGGTGGGGCTGCACCGGCCCCGGCATTCAGCCCGGTACGATCTGGACGGTAGAAACCGCTCAGATAGAGCTTGACAAGCACTTGCTGCACTTCTGTGCGGGGGTGCTAAGGCTATCCCCAATACTGATCAAACAGCCCGCCAGACGCCTTGCCGCAATCATCAGTTTCGCGTATAACGTGGGTTTAGGAAACTACCGCATTTCCACGCTGAAAAAGCGGGTAGACGCTCAGGATTGGGCGGGCGCGTGCGAAGAGATCGTCAAGTGGAATAAGGCCGCAGGCCGCGTACTCAGGGGGTTGACCCGTAGACGCGAAGCTGAAGCCGCACTCTTGAGATAGCCATGCCCCTACAGAAAATTTTATTCAAGCCCGGAGTCAACCGCGAGAACACGCGGTACACCACTGAGGGCGGATGGTACGACTGTGACAAGGTACGTTTCCGCCAAGGCACGCCTGAAAAATTGGGCGGGTGGCAACGCATTTCAGCCAACACGTTTTTCGGTATCTGCCGGTCGATGTGGAACTGGGTGACGCTGCAAAGCGAAAACTTGCTTGGGCTTGGGACAAACCTAAAGTTTTACATTGAGCGCGGTGGCGTCTATTACGACATCACGCCTTTGCGCACCACGACCACACTGGGCGCCGACCCCTTCACAGGCAACGGCACGACTACGGTTACGGTAACTGCGCCTTCTCATGGCGGCATCACGGGGGACTTCGTGACTTTCAGCGGAGTCACGGGCACCTACGCTTCTATCCTCAATACTGAGTTCCAAATAACAGTCACAGGCGTCAACACGTATACCATTATCACGCCTTCTGTTGTTGCGGCAGGCGCAACAGGTGGCGCTGCTGTATCTGCTGCCTATCAGATCAATGTCGGCCCTGAAATTGAAGTTCCGCTGACGGGCTGGGGGTCAGGCGTTTGGGGTGCGGGTACATGGGGTTTTGGTTCTCCTAGCACTACGCAAACATCTATTCGTTTGTGGAGCCAAGCAAACTTTGGTGAGGACTTGATCTTTTCTCCACGTAAAGGCGGAATCTACTACTGGGACAATACAACGGGGGTGAACGTGCGGGCGGGACTCTTGTCTTCGCTACCCGGCGCATCTGATGTTCCCGTCATCAACAACATTGTCTTTGTGTCGGACGTAAATCGGTTTGTGTTTTCGTTTGGGTGCAATGACTATGGCGCGTCTGTTATCGATCCTATGCTGATCCGTTGGTCGGCTCAGGAAGACGCGGTTGATTGGACGCCTGTTGCCACTAACCAAGCCGGAAGCGTGCGGATATCCCACGGGTCTGAGATTGTGGCCGTTGTGCAGGCTCGTCAGGAAATTGTGGTGTTTACTGACTCTGCCCTGTACTCGCTGCAATATCTGGGTCCGCCGATTGTCTGGGGTGTGCAGCTTCTCGGGGACAACATCTCAATCTTGAGTCAGAACGCAGCGTGTATTGCTTCTGGTGTTGTGTACTGGATGGGTGTGGACAAGTTCTACCAGTACGATGGCCGTGTGCAAACGCTCCCTTGCGATGTGCGCCGTTACGTCTTTAGTGATTTCAACACTACGCAAGCGGGGCAGGTATTTGCCGGTACAAACGAAGGCTTCAACGAAGTCTGGTGGTTTTACTGCTCAGCAGGCTCTACGACAGTGGACCGGTACGTGGTCTACAACTACTTGGAGCGCATCTGGTACTACGGCACTATGGCCAGGACGGCGTGGCTTGACTCAGGTTTGCGTGATTACCCGATGGCTGCGACCTACAACCATAACATTGTCAATCACGAGCAGGGGATCGATGACAACGAAACAGGCACGCCTATTGCAATCAACGCCAACATTTCGTCGTCTGAGTTCGACATTGGCGATGGGCACAACTTTGGGTTTGTGTGGCGAATGTTGCCGGACATCACGTTTGAGAACTCTACCGCTGGATCGCCCACCGTCAACATGACGCTCTTTGGGCTGTATAACTCAGGATCTGGCAGTATCGACAGTTCCACCAAGCCGGTGGTCAAGGGCAGCACGTATGTGATTACTGAGGAGTTCACCGGTCAGATTTATACCCGTGTGCGTGGGCGGCAGTTGATTTTTAAGGTGGACTCCAACACACTAGGGACAACGTGGCAGCTTGGCGCACCACGGATCGACATTCGTCAGGATGGACGTAGATGAGTTTCATCATTGAAGATGCCATCGTTCCTGCGCCCCCTAACCTACCTCTGGCCCCACGGGACTATGAGTCGCGTTACCACGAGCAGTTTAATAACGTCTTACGTCTTTACTTCAACCGACTTGATGCACTACTAAGGCAAATAGTGACAACCCCATCCCCCATACCAATTTCAATTGGCGGCACCAATACGGATGCCTTTGGGCGGCTGCGGGTCAGTCAGCCCTACACGCTCTTCGACAGCCAAAACCGCTACGCCGCAGACAATCAGTTTGATGTAGCTACAACCGGTACGGGTACAACTACGTTCCTGTCCGACGAAGCGGCGGTCAAGATGGAGGTTACGGCGGGCGGTGTTGGTTCCGTTACGCGCCAGACATACCGCTCCTTTCCGTATCAGCCCGGTAAGGGTCTGTTGGTACTTGCCACCTTCGTGATGGATAGCAGCATGAGCTTGAACCTTACGCAGCGCGTGGGGTACTACAACGACAGCAACGGCGTGTTTTTCCAGCGCATCGATGGCACTTACTCGTTTGTGCTGCGCTCTTCGGTCACGGGTTCTCCATCGGATGTTCGCACGGTTAATCAGGCCAACTGGAACGGCGACAAACTGGATGGTACGGGTGATTCAGGGTATACCCTAGACCCGTCCAAAGCGCAGATTTTGTGGATGGACTTTGAGTGGCTCGGCGTCGGATCAGTCCGGTGCGGCTTCATCATTAACGGAGAGTACATCGTCTGCCACACTTTCAACAACGCCAACGAGATCACCAACGTCTACATGACCACGGCCATTCTGCCGGTACGGTACGAGATCAAGACGGTGACTTCTGCGGTGGCGGCTTCGATGAAGGCTATCTGCTGCTCAGTGGTGTCTGAGGGCGGGTTTGAGCAGACTTCTATCGACCATGTGGCGCGGCGTACGGCGATACTGGGTACCATCGGCACGACTTTCCTCCCGCTCGTCTCTATCCGGCTTGCGTCAACCCGACTCGGTGCGGTTGTCCTTCCCAACCGGGTGCAGGTGCTACCTACTACCAGTCAGAACTATGAGGTGGCACTCATCAAGAACCCCACTTTGACAGGCGCGACCTGGGCCGCTACGGTGCCTTCGGACTCAAATGTGGAGTACGACGTAGCGGCTACGGCCATGACCGGGGGCACTATTGTGCAGACGGACTACGTGACTTCTTCGGGCTCCGGTGGAGTGGGCAATACGAGTGCTGCCACGGGGTACAACTTTGACTTGCAGTTGGGCGCTTCCCTTGCGGGGGTGAGCGACATTTACACCTTGGCCGTCAGAACTGTGTCCGGGGCAACTACGGGCGATGCGGTTGGATCGCTGTCTTTTTATGATCTAACTCAATAAAATGGCTTTAACTTTTTATCTGGGGGCCGTATGAGCCTTGTTGCACTAGCCAACCACATCGCCAGTAAGGGCCGGGGCGACGACAAGATGCTCGTCCATATGACCCCTGGAGAAGTCCAAGGGTTGCAAGCCCTGGCTTTGGCGCACGGTGGGTCACTGACGGTTAACCCTGAGACGGGTTTGGTAGAAGCCGGTTGGTTGAAGAAGCTCTTGCCCGCCATCGCTGGCTTTGCTTTGAACTTCATCGCCCCCGGTGTCGGTACTGCAATTGGCGCGGCGCTTGGTGGTTTGAGCGGCGCAGTTGGCAGCGCCATCGCAGTTGGCGGCATCACCGGCTTGGCCACAGGCAGTCTCAAGCAAGGCATCATGGCCGGTCTGGGCGCCTACGGTGGAGCTTCGTTGGCCAGTGGAATTGCAGGCGCTGCGGGCGCACAGGGCGTAGCTGGTGCTTTGGGTGTCGAAGGGGCCGCAACAGGCGCGGGTTCACAGGCGGCTATGCTGGCTGAACAGACCGCAGGTTTTGGATCTGAGGGGCTTCAGAAACTGGCTGAAAGTGCGGCGGTGGCCAAAGGTGCATCGCCGTCTCTGATCCCGGCCATGTCTGCGGGTATCCAGAACCTGGGTACCGCAGCAGGACGCTCTGCGTTCATGGAAGGTATTGGTGGTCCCACGGCGCTGCGTAATGCCGCGCTCATGGCAGCGGCTCCGGTGATTGCTGACCAACTTGTTCCTACCACCACTCAGATGCCTTCCGGCGTTACTGGCTTTAGCTACACGCCCCGCATTCGCCCGATGGCCTACAACCAGTACACGGGCGAACTGCAACAACTGCCGATGTTCTCAGCAATCAATAGGGGTCAGGGCCAGACTGCGTCGGCTCCTGCTCCAGCCCCTGCGCCGCAAGATGACCAGCAGCCTGGAGGCATGGCTTCCGGCGGTATCGTGGCGCTTGCCAACGGCGGCATGCCCAACATCAAGGAGTTCATGGACAAGACCGGTGCAGACTTTTTGACTGCGTCAGACATGCTCTACGGTGTCATTGGCTCAAACCAAGACACACGTAACTGGAACTCCATCATGGCCGCGTCTGATCCGTTGGCTGCTGCACGACAAGCAACAAACGCTATGTATGGCGGTGTTCAGCAAAAAACAGTAAATGACACGCCTATGCTGGTGCGGGGTAGCACCCCCGAAGGTATTAACCCGTTGCTGACATCCGGTGTGAGCAGAGCACAAAACTTTGGTATTGGGCTGACGGGTGGAGAGCAGTATTTGCTTTCGCCAGAACAGATTGCTGCGCTGAATCGCCCTGCAACTCCTGCTCCCGCACCACAGACATCTACGACGATAGACGTGCCGGAAGTTACTGAAGGATCGACGGTTACCGGCAGTACTGGGCAGGATCGTACCTACGGCGGCACAACTACGACGCCTACTTACACCGCGCCTGAACCTAAAGTCACGCAGGGTGCTGCATTCCAGCCCACGCCGCAGACGATGTCTCAGGTGCGCTCTGCCTACGAGCAGGGCGGTGGCGCAACGCGCATGCCGACCATCACGGACATCACCCCGGGGCAGCGTACCTATACACAAAACGCTGTTGCGGACATGCTCACGCGGTACCTGCAAGGCAATCCCAACGCCACCTTTAACGAGGTACTGGACTTTGCCAAGGCCAAGGGCATCCCCGAAATGCAGGCGCGTGCGGCCTACAACGAGTTCCGCTTTGCCAGCATGACGGGTGCCACTAAGTCCGCCTACGACTATCTGATGGGGCGTGGCGACTACCCAGTCAACCAAGTGCTGTCGGGTAACGCGCCTCTGATGAAGCCTTACCTTGAGGCTTCTGGCATTTCCACTGCGGGGGACTTCTACGGGCGTAAGACAATTCCGACAGATCCCACCCGACGCACTTCACAAGGCACAGACACAACCACTGGTGGCACGGGGAACGACACCGTTACTGGTGGCACTGGCGGCACTGGCGGAAGCACAGTGACAAACAGCGCCATTACAGGCGGCGGCACATCGACAACTGGCGGCGGAGTAACAACACTGGTGGGCGGTACAACCACTGGCGGTACAACCCTCAACACTGAGACGGGCGATACATATACCCCGCTGAGCGGCACGCCAATTACGGATGCGCTGTTTGGCACGCAAGATACATCGAACGTCGAAGTGGTTGACCGCAGCACCTACACCGATTCTGCGATGAACGAGTTGCTGGCTAATGAAGCGGCGCTCAACGCAAGTCGAGCCGAAGTAGAAGACGTATTGAATGTCGAAAATATCGAGCGTGACATCTTGAATGATCAGATGGATGCCGCGCTTGTAGATGAGATCATGCGGGCTCGTGAAATGGAGTCTGTTGCAGCAGAAGATCAAGACATTCGCGATGCTCTGCTTGAACAGGCTGAACTCGACAATCAGCGCCGCATGGAACTGGACCAGATGTTGGAAGGCGCAAGCCAAGGCTACGACTGGAATGCGTGGGACGGCGAAGCTGCTGGTTATGATGGTGGTGGTGGTCGATACACCGCTGATGAAATGGCGCTGATGGCTGGTATGCGCAAAGGTGGTCTTGCAGCTATTGCAGCCGCCGCAGCGCACGGCGGGAGGATTCAGCGTTACAACCTGGGTGGATACTCCGATGGCGGTCGCCTGTTGCGCGGCCCGGGTGATGGCGTCTCAGACAGCATCCCCGCCACGATTGGCAACCGGCAACCCGCGCGTCTGGCCGATGGTGAGTTCGTTATCCCGGCACGTATCGTCTCTGAACTGGGCAACGGCTCGACCGAAGCAGGCGCTCGCAAACTCTACGCAATGATGGATCGGGTGCAGCGTGCTCGTTCCAAGACGGTTGGTAAGGGCCGAAACAAGGTGGCCAAGAACACCCGCGCCGACCAACACCTACCCGCATAAGGACGCATCATGGCTGATCCAGTCGTTCAACAACAGCAGATCGAATACCAGACCGGCTTTGCGCCGCAGATCGCGCCCTATGCGGAGCGTCTGCTTGGTGGGGCGGAGAGCACGCTGTTTAATTATGCTCGCGACGCTTCTGGTAGGGTCATTCTTGATGAGTCTGGGATGCCGCAGATTAGCGGCTTCAAACCCTACATGCAGTATCAAGGCGAGCGGTTTGCTCAATTCAGCCCACTGCAACAACAGGCGTTTGCCGGTGCGCAGGCCATGCAGGCCGCACCGCAATTGCGAGACGCCGCAAGCATGGCAGGCAGTGCCGGACTTCGTGCCTTGGCATATGACCAGTACAAGCCATCGCAGTTTGCCAACTTCTACAGCCCCGTCTCGTCGTATCAGCCAACCTCTTTCACGGCTCCAAGCGTCTCTACCCGTGATTTGACTACTTATCAGATGGGTCCGGCTGAGCGAGTGGCTACACAGTCTTTGACTCAGCCCGGTGCGGTTTCTTCCTATATGTCTCCGTACATGCAGGATGTGGTGGATATTGAGAAGCGCGAAGCTGCGCGGCAGTCTGCTATTGCGGCGCAGCAAGAAGCTGCGCAGTTTGCTCGCGCAGGAGCCTTTGGGGGCTCTCGTCAAGCCATCGTACAGGCCGAGCGCAATCGCAACTTGGCACAGCAGATGGGAGACATTCAGTCTCGTGGGTCGCAGGCGGCGTATCAACAGGCACAGCAGCAGTTCAACGCCGAACAGGCTGCGCGTCTGCAAGCACAACTTGCCAATCAGCAAGCCGGTATTACGACGGGTGGACAGAACTTGGCCGCTGCGCTGGGCGTCCAGCAACTGGGGTCACAGCAGTCCCTTCAAGCCAAACTGGCAGAACAGCAGGCGGCGCTCCAAGCGCAGCAGATGGCTGAGCAGTCTCGGCAGTTCGGCTACGGCAACCTGATGCAGCAGGCCGGACTTGGCGCTCAGTACAACCAAGCGGCGGCGCAGCTTGGCGAGCAGTCGCGCCAATACGGCGCAGGTCTGGGGCTTCAAGGGCTGCAAACCGCGCTTCAGTCTGCGCAGCAACTGGGCAATCTTGGCCAGACCGAGTTTGGTCAGAATCTTGCCGTCAACCAACTGCAACAGCAGTATGGTGCACAACAGCAACAGCAGACGCAAAACATACTGAACTCACAGTATCAGGACTTCCTCAACGCACAGAACTACCCGTTCCGACAAATGGGCTTCATGTCGGACATCATCCGAGGTGTTCCGCTTACGCAGACCGGTACGTCGGTCTACGGACAAGCGCCTTCTACCGTGTCACAACTGGCTGGTTTGGGTACAGCCGCTATTGGGGCAAGCAAGCTCGGTCTGTTTGCCAAGGGCGGCAAGGTCAAAGACGCGCAGGATGTGGAGTATCGAGAGAAGCCCGCAGGTCTGGCTGATCTGGCCATCTACAACATGGGACGTGCAGCATGATCAACGTCAATCAGTTCACTGAGCAACTGCGCATGATGCCTGATCAGGCATTGCAGCGCGTGGCCATGATGTACAAGAACGACCCGTACATCCTGCCTTTGGTCGTGTCGGAAGACATGGCCCGCAAGAAGCTGCGCATGGCCGCACAGGCGCAGATGACGCAACCTCAGCCGAAGGTCGCTGATCAAGCCATCATGGCGATGGGGCAACAGTCCCAGCCAGCACCCGGTTTGCCCGCGCTTCGTGCGCCCAATATGGAGACGATGGCAGACGGTGGAATCGCGGGTTACGCCGATGGTGGCGACATGGACTTTGCCAACCACAATGAGCCCGTCGTTCGTTACGCCGATGGTGGTACGGTTCAGCGATTCCAGCAGGGTGGCCAGCCGCGTTACCCGGGCATGATGCAATACCAAGGCGCTGGCGACACGCTTCTCCCCCGTACCACTGGCTACGAGGGGATGTCCATCACGGAGTTCCTGTCCGCTGCCTATGATGACGTGAGCAGCGCCGTCAAGAAGTTGTACAACAAGCTGCCCAAGGAGTCATTGGCCCAGGTAGTGGCCGAAGATTTGGAGAAAAAGAAGCAGCGTAGCCGCAAAAACGAACCGCTGACTGAGCCCCCGCTGCTCAATGAGTACGGGGAGCCGTACACCCCAGAGCCCACGCCTACTAAGGCCGACACAGCGCTGCGCGACCCTGGGGAGAAAGAACCGACCAAGAAGAAGGAAACCCGCACGGCGGCAGATATGGTGCGTCAACCCGCACCGCCTACGGCTCCCGTCGCACCGCCGCCTGCTCCGGCAGCGCCTATTCCGACTTACACAGCGCCTACCCCTGCGTCCACTGCCGAAGGTATTGCGGCGTTGTCCAAGGCGCCAAACGAAGAGACTTCCAGAGCCTTTGCCGAACTGCGCAAAATGTACGAGCCGGAAGAAAAAGAACTGGCTCAGCGTCGTGGTCAGCGTGGTGGCGAGGCGCTCCTTCGTGCTGGTCTGGCCATGATGAGCGGCACTTCTCCGCACGCTCTGGTGAACATCGGCAAGGGTGCTACCGAAGGTCTGAACGCCTACCAAGCTGCGCAAGCGGCGGACGATCAGGCAGCGCGTGCACTGCGTCAAGCCCAGATTACCATGCGGATGGCTGAGCGCCAGGAGCAGATCGGTAATCGTCGCGATGCGGTCACGCTGTTTAGTCAGGCAGAGCAGCAAAAGCAGGTTGCGGCCAGTTCAGCCCAGCAAGCCGAGCAGATCAAGAACACCCGGGATTATCAACAGGGTAGTTTGGACGTTATGCGGCAGAACGCTGCAAGTAACGCCAAGGTTGCACAGGCACGGATTAACGCGCTCAACCTGCCTGCACAGGAAGCAAACCGCAAGATGGCCGAGTACGGCAAACTCCAGAAACAGGTCATGGCAGATCTGTCCAAGGATGTGACGTACATGACGGAGACTGATCCGGTCAAGAAGGAGCAGATTTTCCGTGCTCGCCTGAATATGGCGGTTGCCAACAACCCGTTCCTCGCTGACTTGCTATTTAGTGGCAAGCCCACCGGTAAAGTCCGTGACCTTACCGATGATGACGAAGAAGATTGAATCTGACAGAATAGGAAATACAGCGCCCCAGTCTGACCCGCTGGGGCGTTTGCGCATCTAGGGATGGGTCATCATTGACGGGATACGTATGGCCAAATATCTGCCTCTGCCGGATGGTTCATCCTTGAAGGTGCCGGATCGGATGTCTTACATGGAGGCCATGCAATTGGCCCGTGATAAGTTTCCCGAACTGTTTGAAGAGGCTAAGCCGAAGCCTGCCGAACCCACGGTAGGTGGCCAAGTCAAGGAATTCTTCAAAGGTCTGGCTCCCGGCGCTGTAGGACTGGTTGAGCAAGCCGCTGTCGGCGCATCCGCGCTACTGCCCGCCGAGCAAGAAGAAGCCGCCCGCAAGATCATCTCTGAGGGTGCCACCGCACTCAAGCGTCCATTCGCCGCCAAGGAAGGCTACGAAGACACAGTCGGACGCAAGTTCGGTGAAGCTGCGGGCTCTATTGTTCCCGTTATTGCTGCGCTGCCATTTGGCGCTCCCGGTATCGCCGCTGCTACCGCACTGGGTGTGGGTGCCGGTGCAGGTGAAGCCCGCACCAAGGCCGAGGTCGAAGGCGCGACGGAAGAACAACGCTCTCAAGCCACCGCGCTTGGCTCTTTGGTCGGTGCAACTGAAGTCTTTGCGCCCCTGCGCATCCTCAACCGCATAGCAGCACCTGCCAAGGCCGGGGCGGCTGCGGCCATCAAGCGTGCGTTTGTTGCCGGTGGTGAAGAGGCTGCTCAAGAAGCCGCGTCCCAGGCTGCACAGAACATGATTGCCAAGGGCATCTACAAGCCTGAGCAAGCGATCATCGAGCAGGTTGGCGAGAGCGCCGCCTATGGCGGTGCCGTGGGTGTCTTGGCACAGAGCCTGTTGGACATGACGCTTGGCCGTCGCGCCCGTGGCCGCATGGCCGCAGAAGAACAGCGCGTAGCCCAGGAGCAGGCCCAAGCTGCCGCTGCCCAGGAAGAAGCCGCCAAGAATCAACCCGACGCTTTGATGGCGCTCGATACGCAGTATCAGCAGCTACTGGCTCGGAAAGAAGAACTCGATGCCCTGGCCATCAAGCCCAAGAAAGGGGCTACGCCGGAGGAAAAGCAGGCATATCAAGAGGCCAAGCAGAGCGCCTACGAGTTCACGCAGAACGAGTTCCTGCCTGTCCGCCAAGAGTGGGAAAAGCGCAAGGACGCTATCGAGGCACTGAAGGCTCAGCAGCCTGCTGCCGCTCCTGCACCCGAGGCAGCACCTGCCCCGGCTCCTGCACCCGAGCCCATCCCCGACGTGCAGCGCCTGATGGTTGAGCAGGACACGCTCAACCGTGAGCTTCAAGGGCTGCTGCCCCAGTTGCAGACCGCTGCTGCCGAAGGCCGCACGGACGACTTCCGTTCGCTAAACGAACAACGTCAGCAACTCCAGCGTCGGATTGAGGCGCGTGCTGCCCTGATCGAAGAGCGTGGCGGTGTGGCCATCCCAGAGGCTGAGTTCCAGCAGCAGACTGCGGCCAAGATGTCGACCATCGACAGCACGATCACCAAGCTGCAAGAAGACTTCACCAAGGCGGCACAAGCCCAAGACTTCGACAAAGCCACCGACCTGGGTAACAAGCTCGATGCCGCCAAGAAGCAGCGCGACGCGCTCGTTGCCGATACTACTCGGCGCATGCAGGCGTTGCAGGAAAAGCAAGTTGGGCTTGAGCAGCGCGGGCAGACCCGTGAACTGTTTACGCCTGAAGAGGCGCCCGTCCCTGTTGCACAGAAGCCTGAAGAGGCCCTGTCTTTCGAGGTCAAGCCTGCGGCAGCAGCGCCTGCTGTAGAGGCTAAACCTACCGAAGTCGAGCAGCGTGCGGAAGCTCTGCGCAAGGCCACTGTGGCAGGCGTTTCTCCGAGCCGTATTCAAGAACTCCAAGATCAATTGCAGAGTTCGATCCCGATGCGGGATCGCACCGACGATCTGTTCAGCGGCATCAACGTGCTGCGCACGGGCGTTTTGAACAACGACCCTGTGGCCATCCAGAAGGCGCTGAACATCATCGACATCCGCAAGAAAGAGGAGTTGGCCAAGACGCGGAAAGAGAAAGATGAGGCTCAAGCACGCTTTGAGAAAGCGATGGCCGACCGCCTGAATGTGGCCGGTGAGAAAGTAACCCGTACCGCCACGCCTGAGCAGTACGACAGCGTGATGAACCAGATCATGACGCTGCGCAACAAGGTTGAGCAGCCGCAAAAGAACGCCAAGCGTTCGATCCTGCAAGAACTGGAAGAACTCGCCGCTGAGCACGCCATGATCTCCAAGGCTTTGGAGACGGGCATCGCCTACAAGCCGTCCATGAAGGACAAGGTGGCGCAGTTGAACGCCACGCTAGGCAAGGCAGAGGCTGCGCCTGAGCAGCGCCCGATGACTCCACAAGAAAAAGGTGCGGCCAAGAAGCGTTTGGTTGCAGTGACCAACCGCTTCAACATGCTGAACGACACCAAGGTCGTTCCCATCAAGCGCCAGATCGACGATTTGTACAAGAGCCTGTACACCCGTGAAAAGGTGGAGGCGCCTGCTACGGAGCGTGCGGCTCGTACTGCTGAGCTTGAGCGTCGTGCTCGTATGTCTCAGCCGATTTCTCGTGCTGCGCAGACCGCTGCCCGTATCAAGCGTGGAGATGTGCGCAAAGAGGCCGAGACATCTGCGGAACTGCGCAAGCTGGCCATTGAGCTTGGCCGCGCTCAGGCCGAATACAAGAAGCTCGGCACCAACCTGAAGCGTCGTCTTGAGACACTGAAGGCTAAGTACGGCACAGAAGACAGCCGCGTCAACGAGTTCCGGGATGCAGCCAAGCTGGAGCTTGACCAGAAGGCTATGGCCCTGGGCAAAGCTACGCCAGAGTACAAGGCCAAGCTGAACGAAAAGGTTGAGGTCATGCGCGAGGCGCTGAAGGAAACCAAGTTCAGCAAGCAAGAAGTCCCGTCCAAGCGCACGCCTCAAGTCACTCGCAAGGTGTCGCAGGCTCCGCGTCGGTTTGTCTCAGGCACGCCGGAAAGCCGCAAGGCCACAGAAGCTGAGCAAGAGAGCTTCATCAAAGACATCGAAGAGGGCTTGGCCCGTGAGCGTGGTGAGTACGCTGACTTCGATGACGAGGCAGGACCGGCCTACCGCACGCGTGGCCAAGCCGCTGAAGGTGTGGTGGACGCTGCCGAAGCCAAGGCGCTTGCTGACAAGATCAAGTCGAACCTGCCGGACAACGTCAAGTTTGTCTACGCCGCCGATGCCGGTCAGATCCCGCTGAAGTTGCTGCGCATGATGGCGCGTGACGGTGTTGATCCGACCACTGAGATGGTGCAGGGCGCGGTCTTCCCCGATGGTACTGTGCTCGTGGTGGGCGATCAGCACACCAGCCTGCGCGACTTGGAGGAGACGATCCAGCACGAGCTGGTTGGCCACTATGGAATCGACACGCTCATTGGGTTGAAGCGCCTCCAGGCGTACGCCGATAAGGCTGACCTGGGCAAGCTGGCAGAAGAAGTCGGCGGCAAGAACCTGATCCGGGAACTCGCACAGACTGCCAACACGCTTGCCGACATGGGCAAGTCCGAGAGCGTTCAGAGGCTGCAAGTGCTGCGCGAGATCATCGCCCACACGGAAGAAGCACGCGTTACGGAGTCGTTCCGCCAGAAGGCTGGGCGCTGGCTCAAGGAGTTGGTGGGTATGGTTCGCGCAGGCATGCGCGACATGGGCTTCATGGAGTTGCCCAAGCTCAACACCTCTGACATCTTCTACATGCTGCGCCAATCGCGTAAGGCGTTTGCCGACAAGAAGATCGGGGCGTACCGTGCAGCAGACGGAGAGATTGCGTTCCGCTCACGCAAGCAGCCGGTGACGCTGGCCAAGTCGTTTGCGGCCAAACAGCACTCGGTCAAGGACAAGTTGTTTGGCAACTTCCTGGGGCTGGGCGGACGTGTTCAGTATGTCGATGACTACGCAGCCGTATCCAAGGCGCTCAAGGTCGGTACTGAAAAAGGTATTCTGAACTCTGTCGATGCCGCCAACGCTGAGTATGCGCTGCGCTTCGGTAAGCAGGTCAGCCAGTTTGCCGGTCAGTTTCTGACCAACGGTGCGGTCAGGCGCATCCCTGATCCAAAGGGCCCCAAGGGCTCTTACATCTACGAAGCCAAGCCCGGGGCCAACATGCTTGGGGTGGCTGAGGCGCTTAACGAGGCAGGTATCGACAACGATACGCAAGCCGAAGCCATGCTGACGGCGTATGTGGCTGGACTTCGGGCAAAGAGCGTTGGCTGGAAGAAGCTGAACTTTGAAAACCCGGCTCAAATGGAGGCCGAGTACAACGAGGTCATTCAGTTCTTGAACGCCAACCCCAAGGCCAAGGCTGCTTTTGAGAAGGCCAACCGCATCTACCAGGAGTACAACAACGGGCTGATTGACTGGCTGGTTGAGACGGGTGAGATGACCAAGGATAAGGCGGCTGAACTCAAGAGCAAGCCCTACATCCCGTACTACCGCATCGATGGCGATACGGTGCAGTTGTTTGTGGAGAAGGAGCGCCCGATCCGTATTGGCGACATCAAGAGCCAGCCGGAACTCAAGTCGCTTGTGGGCGACAACAAAGACATCCTGCCGATCTTTACCAGCGCCATTCAAAACACTTTCATCTTGACCCGCATGGGCCTGCGCAATCAGGCTATCAAGGACACGGCGTTCCGTCTGCATGACATGGGCATCGCGTCCAAGATGGGCCCGGGCACAGGCCCAGCCAGCTCCAGCACTGTGCGCTTCAAGGTCAAGGGCAAGGATCACTTTGTCGTCATCGACCAAGCGTTTGGCAAACCCGGCGACAAGGACTACATCCCGGCAGAACTGGTGGTGCGCGGCTTGGAAGGTATCCAGACGACGCTGCCTGGGCTGTTCAACATCCTGGGCTATCCCGCCGATGTGCTGCGCAAGTTCGTGACCCGCGCCCCGGTGTATGCGATCCGGCAGGTTATCCGCGATCCGCTCAACGCTTGGCTGACCACTGGCTCCGATGCGACGCCTGTGCTGTCCTCCTTCGTGGAGTTGGGCAAGATGATGGCCGGACGCAGCGATGCCGAGAAGAAACTCATGTCCATGGGCGCCATCAGCAGCAACGTCTTCACTGGCGATCAGCGCGACATGGAGATGTTCCTGCGCGACGTGACTGCTGGTAAGACTGGGTGGGACAAGGTCTTGGCCAAAGCCGATCAGTTCGCTATGCAGGGCGATGCTGCCACGCGTGCGGTCATCTACAACGACTCGCTCAAGAAGGGCCTGACTGAGCAGCAGGCTGCGCTGCGCACACTGGAGTCGATGAACTTCAGCCGTCGCGGACTGTCGCCCACCATGCAGGCGCTTTCCATCATGATCCCGTTCTTCAACGCGCAGATCCAAGGTCTGGACGTGTTGTACCGGGCGTTCACCGGCCAGATGCCGTACAGCGAGCAGTTGAAGGTACGCCAGAAGCTGTGGACACGCGGTCTGATGCTGGCCGCAGGTTCCTTGGCCTACGCCATGATGATGGAGGACGACGAAGCCTACAAGCGGGCTAAGCCTGAAGAGCGTCTGGCCAACTGGTTCGTGTACATCCCGGGTATTGATGAGCCGGTGCGTGTGCCGATCCCGTTTGAGTTGGGCTACCTGTTCAAGGCGCTGCCCGAGGCGCTGTACCACGCGGCCAAGGGCGATACTGAGGCTAAGCAGGCGGTGGATGGCATGCAGAAGCTGCTCACGCAGACGGTGCCTTTCACGCTGCCCCAGGCAGTCAAGCCGCTCACAGAGGTCATTCTGGGCAAGTCGTTCTACAGCGGCGACATCGAGTCCTCGCGTGAGCAAAGCCTCTTGGCTACCGAACGGTACCGCGACACCACTACCGGCTTGGCCCGCATGATTGGGTCTGTGACCGGCGAGGTGGGGCTGTCTCCCATCAAGATCGACTACCTGATCCGTGGCTACACGGGCGGTCTGGGTATCGCCATCACGCAGATGGCCAACCCGTTGGTCAACGTCGTCATGCCCAAGCAAGAGGTGCCGGAGCCCACAACCAAGACGAGCAAGCTGCCGTTCATCGGCGGTCTGTTCCAACCGGTTGAGGGGCGCGGCACCATCGACATGGCCTACGACCGGATGAAGCAGGTCAAGGAGGTGGAGGGCACCTTCAAGAAGATGGTCGAGGATGGTCGCGGTGCGGAGGCCCGTGCGTTTGCGCAGAACTACTCAACTGAACTGGCGCTTGTCTCCACCAGCGGGGCGGTCTACAAGCAGTTGGGTGAGCTGGCCAAGACGGAGCGTCAGGTCAAGGCTGCGGCGAACATGACCACCGAGCAGAAGGACGCCATCCTCAAGCGTCTGGATGCTCAGCGGGAGCAGATTGCCCGGATGTATCTTCGCGCCTACGACGTGACTCAGGCCCGGAAACAGTAGGCGCCCGTCGATAGAACAGCACGCCAATCTTGCCCTGGTGTAGGGCATACATGGCTTGCGCATCTTTTATCTTGTAAGGCACTGCTGCCCGAAGCCCCGCCTCACGCGCGGCTTCAAGATCAAGGGCAGGGACGAAGAATCCCTGCCCTTTTTCAATCATCTTCCACGGGTATGATTTCAGCACTGTTGTCGAGTTCTTCTTTGCGGCTGATGCATATCGCATGCACCCGCATTTGTGGACCCTTAGTCCTGGCCATCATGTCTTTGCGTAGCACCTTGACGGTGTAGCCTTCCATGGTTCCAAGCTGACGCCGGAAGTCTTCATAGCCGTAGGACATCGACACGCAATGTGAGCGCAGCACCGACTCCTCAATAAAGTAGTCAACGAACCCAGGTTTTTCGATGCTGTGCTCCACGCGCCCCATGACGGTACTGCGCGTGATCGACTGATCCACTGGCTCACCGCTACCCAGTGATGCCATGAACGAGCCGTTGCTGCGCTTGACCACCACGAAGTGGCCGTAGTTGTCCCGGGTGAAAGCGTTGAGCACATCTTCTGCGTCACGCGAACCCAGGCGCACTACCTTGCGTGCCTTCTCGATCAGTTTGTAGAGGCTCTTGATGATCGCATCGACAGGGTAGTCGAAGATGCCTGCGTACTTGGAGCCCGCCAGAATTGCACCAGCCACCATCGAAGCGCAGCCGTTGCCCCAGTAACGCTCTTCACCGGTCAGCTTCCACTCACGCTTGAGGCGCTCGTGGGTCTTGAGCAGCACGCTGCGGGCGAGGTCTTGGTTCTGCACCAGCCACCGGATGAACCGCTCACCAGCCACCCCGTGGTTGGTGTTGAGCACACGCAAAACATCTTCCTCTTCCGGCGTCCAGTTGAGCTTCGTCTCAGGCGTCCACTCCAGCATACGGAACAACTCACCTTGGGAGGTGTGCTTGCGCACGCCCGACATGAAGTCGTGCATGTGCGTGTTCGATGTGAGGTAGGCCAGCGTCGCCCAGGAGACGAGGTTCAGACGCTCTCGGTTGTGGTGGGTTTCTGACTTCTCCTTGCCCTGGCCTTCAGCCAGATCGAAGATCAGCCCGGGGAACCACTCCATCTCTTGCCGAGACTTGTGCGTGATTTCGTCCGAAGTAAATGGCAGCGAGTTCAGGTTACCGATGCGCTGCTGCATCGTCACCGCCGAGGTGGACTTGCCCGTGCGGTATCGGATCGGATGGCCCCAGACCGAGTTGATCAGGTTCATCGCCATCGTCTTGCCGGTGCCCGAACTGGTCGAACCCGCGTGGATGGTCAGACAGGCGAACTGCGTGAAGCGCATCAGCGGTGCACCGAACGCCAGTGTCGATACGGCCAGAAGATCGTACAACTCGCGCTGCACCATCAGTTCTGGGAACCTGCGCCACTCCTCCAGCGTGCCCATCGAGCGCGTGTTGCGTGTCAGGTTCTGGAGATCGGGCATCGGCACGGTGCGCGTGCGGCCATCGGGGAAGAAGATGCGACCTGAGTAGACGAAGGAGTTGTCTTCCTGCCACCCGTACTGCTGCGGAATCTTGATCGTGCGCTTGTTGACGCTCGCCTCTTCCACGCAGGCGCGGATGTACTCGAACAGGTTCTTGTCGTTGCCCGCACCGAACGCGGCCATGATGTTCTGCTGCGCCAGGGCTTTGAGCAACTCGTCCTTGCTGACCACCGCACGCTGTGGGAACAGCACATCGGCAGGAGCGTTGGGGCGGCTGGCCACCATATGGACGGTGTGCTCGTTGTCCTTGTTCAGGATGTCCACCACAAACAGGTCGTACGGCAGGATCATGACCTGCTTCTTGCGCTTGGTGCCGTCTGCTTCTTCTACGATCCGGTCTGCATAGACGCCGCCGTTGGCCCCATATGCATAGCCCTTGGGAGGCGTCGGGCGCACCACCTTGATGGTGGGCGCTTCAGGATCATCGGGATCGTTCGGCGTGATCTCGACTTCCTTCTCGCTGTTGTCTGCTACCAGTTCCCGGCCCAGCGCCAGTGGGTTGGTGATCTTGCCGAAGTGCTTGCACTTCTGGCACACGCCTGGGTTCTCACTGTCGAACTTGACGCAGGGGTACGGCCCCTTGATTTCGCGCAGCTTGGCCTGCATGCGCTCTTCATCGTACGGATGAAGCTGGCTCAGCCAGATCGCAGCCTTGTCACTGTCGGCACAATACTTGGCCTGACTCAGCCAGCCGCGCCACAGCGGCTCCATGCCGTCATCCTCGGCATGATTGACGTAGTGCTCAAGCTGCAAGCAGCCGTCGCCATCGCCTGTCCGAGCCAGTATCTGTTTGAAGCGCACGACGCTGTTGGCCAGCATCTGCACGCCTGTCTTGGTGGCGTTGACTGGGCGCTTGCCTGGGAGTGCCAGCCCTTCAGAAAAGACTGGGGGCGTCTTGTCTCCGAGCAGGTCGCGCAGCTTGGCAAAAAACTCTTGGGCGTTGACGTTACTGGTGGCCTTCTCCAGCACCTCCACCGGGCGCGGCTCGCCGTATTTCTTCTTGAAGTTCTTGGTGCCGGGGACTCGCAGCACGCGTGCTGCGTCGGCGGTAACTGTGTTGTCGATGGCCAGTGAGCGTTCCTTGCACAGACGCTTGAACGTCTCAGCAATAGGTTTCCACTCAGCGACCGTCAGCGGCTTATCGAATGTCCAGTAGCAATGCAGTCCGCCGCCTGATGCGACGATCCACGGCTTGCCAAAGGCGTCCAACCCTGTGTCTGCGAGGAATCTATCCAACGCTTCTTGCGCAGCCTCTTTGCTGTCGTACCCGTCCATGTCGATGAACACGGACTTGATGTACTCAGCGTTGTCTGCGGTGCGACTGCCCTTGTCAGCAAACGTCGCAAGCGCGAAATAAATATCCTGCTGACCCTCCAACCACCGATCCACGTGTGGACGTATCTCGGCGATGTCTTCAATGAAGACGTGCTGTTTTCTCTTGGAGGAGAGTTCTGCCGCGCAATAGTACCCGTGACCGGGAGACGGCAGGACAGCCGCTAAGAAATCTAGCGGTTCCATAGGACTCCTCGGGTTATTCGCTGAAGGGCAGGGGGATTTGCTTCGGGTTGTTCAGCGACTCGGCTCGTTCTTTCTCGCGGTTGGTTGTCTGGCGCTTGACCAACTCTTGGACTACCTCAGTTGGCAGTGCGCCCATGACCATCGTCATGTACACCTGACGCTCGAACTCGTCGTCGCTCAGGCTTGAATATTGAATTCCTGACATGCTTTTCTCCATGCTTGTTCTTTGTCTTGGGCCTTCATCAGAATCTGAAGCAGGCGCTCAACGGTTGGTCGGTAGGCATTGATCACGGTGGACTTGCCCGTGAACCAGTTGTACACCGTCTGGCGGGAAGCGCCAGTGATTTCGGAGACTTGGGACACAGGGAAATCCAGGTGGACAGCCCATCGGCCAAGCTGATTGCCTAGCGTCTTGGGCGCCGCCTTGACGGTATTAAGGGTTTTTACTGAGTAGGACATAGTATTGGGCGGGGGTACTCACAGGTTAGTAACTGCAAACCGGGAAGGACTAGAAACCAGCGTGCAGATGAGGTGTGCAAAACCACTCTACTAAGCCCGCTTTCCCCCCGAAAAAATTACTCGTCGTCCCAATCAGCCGCCAGCTTAGCCAAAGATGACTTGCCTGCGGCAGCGGGTTCCTCCGACTTGCCCTTGCGGACGGTCGGTTCCACGTTCTCTTCCTCAGCCTCCACGGCAGGCTCGGCCTTGGCCTTCTTGGGCGCAGTCTTGGGCTTGGCACCCTCCAGCGCCAGAGGTGCGGGGGTAGAGACAGTATCGGTCTTGGCCACGGTCATGGTGATGGCACGCTTGGCGTCTTCGGTCTGACCCTGCTTGACCGCCACTTCGTACTCACCCTCGTCGAGCCAACGCACGGGCTTGAAGAACAGCTTGGGTGCTTCGGCCTTGGTGTCGAACTGCATGCGGGTGACCATCATCTCCGGGCTTGCCTGATTGGCCACCACGTAACGGGCGTAGGCTTGCAGGGGACGCTTGTCGCCTTCTTCCTTACCGAAGATGGACGTGGCGGGCAGTTGAAGCTGCATCACGTCGCCTTCAATGTTGTTGGCCAGGACAACCGCCAGACGCTGCGAGAAGCGGCAGGCGCGGGACTCGCCCATGCCGGAGCCCTTGACGTTCTGGGGGCAGGTGGCGCAACGATCCGACTGCTTGTTTGCAGACTCAGGGCTGGGCGTTTCACCATCAGCCGACCAGCAGTCAGGGGCGCTCACCGTCTCACCGTCGTAGGACTTAGCGTAGAAGGTGCGGCCAATCTTGGGAGCGGCGTTGACGATCACCACATCCAGGTAGCGTTCGTCAATCGAGGCCACCTCCTTGCCACCAACCAGCAGGCGAAACACGCCGCCCTTGATCGAGATACGCTTGCCGCCACCACCGCCGCCACCTGCAAGGGACTTAGCGATGTCGGACATTTCGCCCTTCTTGGCGAAGGCGGGGACATTGGAACCAGAAAAGAGAGCGATGTTGCTCATGTGTGTTTCTCCTTAACGAGGCTTGGTAACAGAGATGTCGAACTCAGACGTGCTGCTAAGTCCGGGCGGGTGCAGGTCGGGGTTCTCTTCCAAGAACGTCTGCATGTTGGTTTGCGCGATGCGCTTCTCCAAGAGGTCAACGGCGTCGTGTTCGACGACGAACTTCTTGAAGCTGTCCCAGTCCTGGGTATAGAACCGGGTCTTCTCTTTGAGCGAGATCGTTCCGAACTCGGTGCGTGCAGACTTGGTACCGAGCGCCATCATCTGGTCTTTCATGGCGTTCTTAACCTCTTGCTGCTGCTCCTTGATCGTCTCGATTTGCTTGTCGAGTTCTTGGATGGCCGAGCGCATCTTGACGTAGATACGGGCCAGCTTGTCTAAGGGTAGTGCTTCTTCAGTCATACATTTCTCCTGTTGTTTATTGTGTCAAGCATTATACATTGTCCAGTTTTAGTCTACAACCCCCTTTCCTTGATCTCGCTGTTGAATAGGCTCACGAGCATGGCGTTGTCGTCCACCTTCTCCGTGAGGGCCTTGAACATCTTCTTCTCGACAGGCGAGCCCTCGATGTGGATCACCGTCACCTTGTCTGAGTCCTGACCCTTGCGGTCGGCGCGGGCCACGCACTGGGTGTACTGCTCGACGCTCATCAGCGGGCCGTAAAAGATCACCGTGTCCGCAGCAGTCAGCGTGATGCCGTGCGCGGTAGCCTGCGGCTGCATGACGAGCACCCTCGGGGTGGGCTGCGTCTGGAAGCGCCGGATGATGTCGCCCCGCTTGGTGGCTGTGACGCCGCCATGGATCTGCTCGTTGGCTACGCCGTTCTTCGTGAGGAACTCGCTGATGGTGTCGATGGCTGAGCGGAACAGCGCGAAGATGATGACCTTCCGTTCGGTCTGATCAAGCGCCTCCATCAGGACGTTCAAGCGCGGCGTGGCGTCGAACTCGACTGTCTCCTTGTTGTCGGTGTAGGCAACCCCGGCAGATATTTGAAGAAGTTTATTGAGAGCAGCGGCGGCATTGACTGCGGTTATCGTCTCGCCTGCGGCCATGACCAGCATCTGGGTCTTGAGCAGGTTGTAGTACTTGGCCTGCTGCGGCGTGAGCGGCACCTCGCGGGTGGTCGTCAGTACAGGCGGCAGGTCTAAGCACTGGGCCTTGGTGTAGCGGATGGCCGGTTGCAGTGCAGCGTGCACCTTGTCGGCAGCATCGGCCTTGGGCGCCCACTTGAACATGGTGATCTTGTTCATCACCGCATCGCGCCACGCCGTGTAGAACTTGGGCACGTTGTTCGGGTTGACCAGCTTGGCCAGACCGTAGGCGTCCACGGGAGACTGCGAAGCAGGAGTGCCGGTCATCATCCACAGGTACGTCTCGGGTGTGAGGATGGAGTTCAGCGCCTTCCACCGCTTGGTCTGCGGGTTCTTGTAGGCGTTGGCTTCGTCCACGATGATCAGGTCGAACCGGCCGTCGTTCTTTACCTCGTTGGCGATCAGCGCCAGACCTTCGTAGTTGACGATCACGAACTCGTAGTTTTCTTGGATGAGTTCGATGCGCCGTGCGGCCTGAGCATGATGCGCCACCACCGCGCTGCGATGAATGACGCTGTTACCCAAGTCCTGCATCCAGGCGCTGTGCATGATCGACAGCGGGCACAGGATCAGGCAGCGTCGAACTTCACCGCGCTGCATCAGGTAGTCTGCCGCCCACAGGGCGGACAGCGTCTTGCCTGTACCGGGTTCGGACAGGACGAATGCGCGGCGATTGAGCGTGAGGAAAGAGGCTGTCTCCTTCTGGTGGGCCATCGGCTTGAAGCGCCCGGGCCAGTCGTACCTGCCAAAGATTGGCGAAGGTACGTTCTTGACGCCCAGGTTCTTGAGCACCCGCGTCTCATCGAGCCCCCACCAGACTGCAACTTGGTAGCCGCCTGGGATCGGCGTGACGTTGCTCTTAGGAATCAGGGAATACTTATCCGGGCTGCGCGTCTTAAAGACGAGCAGCTTGTTGTCGATGACTTCCATGGTTCTCCTATTTGTTGTCGGATCGGTTGGCGCTCTTGCTGCGCATGCGCAGGTTGTCCTTGGTGGACGTGCCACCGCTGCGCATCGGCTTGATGTGATCCACGTCTTTACCGTCACCCTTCTTGGCAGCGCCGGTCTTCTCCATCATGCGCCGCGCCTTGACGCGTTCAGCACGCTTCTTGATCTGCTCGGGCGTGCCCTGGTAGTTGTCATACTCTTGCTTGTAGTTCCTAGCCACGTCTAGCTCCTTTGCTTGAGTTACATGAGCGGCACAGAATCTGGTAGTCCGCTTGCTGCTGATGAAACGCCTGCCATGCTTGAAGCGTTTCGTAGTCTGCGATGTGCCAGCCGCTGCCGTCTTCGTTGTTGGCCAAAGCGACATCACCGTGCTCTGCGCAGAATGCCTGTGCAATGTCCTTGAACGGCTTGCTTTTGTGATCCACCGCGATGAAGTCTGTAGAGCTACACGCCACACAGACGAGTTCTGCTGCCTGCATGTATCCGTACGTCTGATGCTTGACGGCTACGCGCATGGCTTCCAGCAGGTTGTTGGCCGGGGATAGCGCCCGGTTCCATGACCAGACGACAAAGGTGTTTCCATCATCGGAGTGGGCCACGCACCGCGTATCGTTGGGGTACATCTGGTTGTACACCTTCTTGTACCAACGGAACTTCCACCCAGTCAGTTCGTTGAACCGCGCCGTATCTTCGTCACTGAACAACGTGTTGCCGGGTTGCCGGTCGATCAGAGCGCGTATCTCTTCCTTGCGGGCTTTGATCGTAGTCATATCAGTGCTTCGGGTTTAGCGGGCAGGTGGTGACCGGGCACCACCCACACAGCGGTGATTGAGACGGGTTCCACACATCTGTGGCGTGCGCTGATTCGAGCTTGGCCACGCGCTCCTTGTAGCGCCACCATGCTTCCTCAGCCTCACCGCGCAGCATGGCGTGGGTGGTCATCGTCTCTTTCACCAGGAACATCAGCGCCGACTTGACCTGCCTGATGTGGGGGAAGTGAGCGAAGACCATGAGGGACATCAAGACCAACTGGTCTTTGTCCGGGTACTTGTTGTTGCCCGTCTTCCAGTCCACCACCTTGGCGGTCAGGTTGTCGTCGTTGATGATGAGCAGGTCGGCGATGCCACGTACCCAGCGATTGGGATCGTTAAAGCCACAAGGCTGAAGGTCACGCGTGATACCCATCTCATGCTCGAACAGTTTGCGCCCGGGCTTCTTGAGGATCTCGTCCACCGCCGGTTTGAACTGCGCGTACTTCTCCGGTATCGGCGTGCCGAGCTTGCCGTAGTCCTCGATGGCTTTGTGCACGTCCTTGCCGTAGATGGTGTGCGTCGTCTCAACGAACGGATAGTTCTTGAGAACCTTGACCTCGTGGTAGCGACGGGCGCAGCCCTCGAAGTCTTTGAGTGCGCTGTGGCTCCAGGTGACGTTGGTCATTTGAACTCCGCCGACTTGATGGCCTTGGCAAGGCGCCCTGCAAACTCGGTGACGAACTTCTCGTCGTTGTACAGGCGGCTGTCCATGTCGTAGAGGATGGCGTGCACAAGCTCATGCCAGAAGGTGTCGCACATCTGGTCGTTGCTGAACTTGCGGCCATCGACGTTGCTGGTCTGACCGATCTGAATGCGGCCTGCTTCGTACCAGATGCGGCCACGATCACGCGCACGCTGCATGGACTGGATGATGTCCACGGAATATTGTTTGTCGCCGACCTTGATGCGGCGGGGAATGGGGGCGGGTTGGTTAGCGGTCATGTTGCTCCTTCAGGTGTTTTAGTGTTGTCTGCAAGATGCGGGCTTCTGTCAGTAGCATCAGCACGCGCTCCTGGGCTTCTCCGTAGTGCTTCTCGTTGCACAGGTCATGGATCTCTTTTGCGCACCGCTCGATCTTCATGAGCGGCATCGCGTAGTCAATGATCGTGTCGGTCTTCATCCTTTTGCTAGTCCGTATCGTTTGTTGTAGCCCACATCTGTCTTGAGCGGAATGCCTGGAAGGTAGGGTACAGGCGCAACCATTTGCGCAAAGACCCAAGTCTTCGCGTCCTCCGCTTCATCTTCCGGTACCACGGCGATCAATTCATCATGCACCGTGCCTGCCACAGGGTACTTTTTAGCAACCCTAAGCATGCCATCCGTCATGACGCATCGCGCCGTACCCTGGACAATGTTGTTGGTGACCTTGCCGCCGTACAGACTGACACGCTTCTTGCCGTCAGCGTACGTCCACACGACGCGGCCACCATCGCCCTTGTCCGGGCGGAGATCAGGATACCTCATCGCCATACCGCTTGGCAAGATGATCTGTTCCTTGCGGAAGGTGATGCACTTGTGCGTGTATTCCTTGCCCTTGTACAGGCTGTACTCGATGAGTTCCTGGCACAGATTCCAGAACGCCACCACCGCCTGTGATGCAGCGCGGTACTTGTCGATGATCGCCTTGGCTGCAAGGCAGTGGATGAGCAACTCTTCGTCGGTGCAGGTGTGCGGGATCTGCTGCATGCGCTTGACGTTGTCTTCCCAGGACAGAAAGCGTTCCACATCTTCAGCCGTCACACCCAGGGTCTTGGCAGCTTCCTTGGTGTAGAGCACCGGATCAGCGCCCAGGAACCCCGTGAGAAGCTGCGCAGCGAACGAAGACCAACCCAACTGGTAGCCTGCGCCCAGCAGCGCGGACTTGGCTGATTGGCGCTCGATTGGGTGGCTGTCTTTGGTCATGCCCGGGATGCCGAACATCTGTGCGCCGAACGCAGCGTACGGATCACCACCGGCCTCGAACACGTCTAGTAGAGCCTTGTTATCCGAAAGAACCGCGAGGACACGGGGCTCGATCTGCGAAAGGTCACCAGCAACCAGTACGTACCCTTGCGGGGCCATGATGGAGTTTCTGAGGAAGCTGCCACGTTTTAAGTTCTGCATGTTGATGGCGCTGCCTTTGCTTGCCGTCCACCGACCAGTGCCTGCGCCAAAATAGCTAAGCGGAACCGGTAACCGGCCACGGTTCGCGATATCAAGAAAGCGCTGTGCTCGCGTGCGCTCGGATGTCGATTTAACCTTGAGTCGTGCCTCGCACAGCAGCGCGACATCCTCACGATTTCCGTTGACGAGGGCTTGGAAGAGGGCGTCGTTTTTAGCAAGAGCGTAAGTCTCTTTGCCTGTTGTTTTACTGATCTTTGTTGGTGGTGTGACCCCGAGCGTTTCGAGTGTTTTGGCGAATCGGTCATTCGACGCAAGCGAAGCCTCATCCACGCCGAGCCTCTGTAGTAATCCTTCACGGGCGTTCCTTTCGTCTTCGATGGCCTTGGCCAGCAGTTCCTTGTCGAGTTCCAGCAGCGGCCTTGTGTACATCTTCAGAGTGAGATCGATGAGCCTATGCTCTTTGGCAGGGAATCCAACCACCAGTCTTGCAAAGATGGACTCACACAGGTAGACATCATGCGAGCAGTACTCGGCCAACTCTCGCTCGATCTCTTCTGTAAGCTCTCCCAGTCCATCGGTCGAATGTACGGCTCGCCCTTTGGGGGGAAGACCAAAATCGCTTGCCAGTTGTGCGAGGGAATTGCCAACCTCCACGCCGCGTAAAGCTCGCGCCATTGACAGCGTGTCGAAGATGAAGACGGGCTGGACACCGTAGCGCCAGCAAAGGATTGAGACATCGAACTGTGCGTTATGCGCAAGGACGGCGGTTCGTCCCCAGTCGATTCCAGAAAGGTACTCAGGTAGATCTGATCCTCCAATCCATTTAATCGGCTCGTCGCTTCCATATACATGGACACAAGCTCCGAAGGCTTTAAAGCGGCTATCACGTATGTACTCCTCCGTTGTCATCTTCGAGAGGGTGTACTCCTTGCTGCTCCAGCGCGTCTCGAAGTCGATTGAAAGAATCTGGTCGAAAGGTAAGCTCAATGTTTAGTCTCCTCATCGCTGCCTTTGAATGTGTCAGCAAACACTTCCGCTGATGCGCGGATGATTCCAGCAGACTCAAAGAAGGTGGCGTTGAGCCCCATCGTGGTGAGATACCCATCAGTACTGGCCACCACCAGCACGCCTTGCGTGTCTTCTTCGACGAACGTGCGCAGCATCAGCTTGATGGCCTTGATCAGCGCCTTCTGCTGATCGTCGGGCATCGCTGCGATGAGCGTGTCCATCCTGGCGTAGTACGCCTTGTCGTCCTCATTCATTACTTCTCCTAGCATCTAGCACCTCCTGTAGTTCATGCATATTGCCCTCGTTGATCACAATGGCCGTACCGCCAGATGCGCGTATCTTGGCCATCTCCGCCTCCTGCAAAGCGGTAGGTTTGTTGTTGCCTGCCTTGCACTCGATGGCCAGGAAGTGGCCGTCCAAGCACGCAACGATGTCGGGGATCCCCACCCTACCGTAGCCCGACGCTACGGGGAAGAAGTGATAAACACTACGCGCCTTCAGCAGCGCCACGCATTGCTTCTTGACTTTGACTTCCGGCGTTGCTGCCATCGAGAGACTCCGTTGGTTTGAGGATCATGGACTGCCACATCGTGACCACCATGCCGTGCACAGTGCGGCTGTTGGCCCGCACCCAGCCGGAGCCCACCACCACGCCTTCACGTCTAGCGCGTCGTGCGATGCTGCCCCAGGCCCGGTCGTCGGGGGGTTGTGGTAGATCAGGGTTGGCTGCACGCACCTCTTCTGTTGTGAAGTGCGAATGCGTCATGGCGTACTGCTTGAATGCGTAGAACGCTTCTTCTTTCCAGAACTCGCCTGCGTTGTCAGCGGCGACTTCGGCCATCTCGTGGCCAATGCTTAGACCTTCGTTCATGTGTTTCTCCTGTAGTTTGAATGCGAGGGGGAAATGCAGATTCCTAGCCCCCTCGTTCTAGGTGGAAGGTGCCTACGCGGGATTACTGATTGGCGGCGTCCCGTGTAGGAGTAACCGTGGGTCGCATCTGCAAGGCTTGCCACCGTTACCTAACCATGCTGCCGCCTTCAGGACTTCTTTGCTTCTTCTACTTCGATCAGCTTGTCGATGTAGTGACGCGCCTTCTTCAGGTCTTGGATGCCACCCTTCAGGCGCCATCGTGAGAGGTACTTGACGGCGTTGCCGTCCAGGTAGCCAAGATTCCAGTCAAGGATAACGTCCCAGGTTTCGTGCTTGAACTGCTTGTAGTGTGAGCCTCCTTCTTGACGCGCATTTGCTCGTAGTAGGCTTTCTCCTGCCTCGATGTCCTTATCGTCTGATCGT